CCGACGAGGCGCCGAACATCTCCAACGATGACCCTGACGATCTGGGCGCCGTCGGCAAGGCCGAGCAGGGCAGCATGCGCGCCCGGACCCTGTACCTCAACAAAGGCTACGGCGTCTCCGACCTGACCGCTGAGCTGGCCAACTCCGAGCCGATGCAGCACATCCGCAACCGCTTCGGCACCTACTGGACGCGCCAGTGGCAGCGTTATCTGATGGGCGCCGGCCGCGGCATCATCGCGGCCAACATCGCCCAGAACGGTGGCGACATGGTCAAGGACGCAGGCGCTTCGATCAGTGCCAACGCCTTCCAAGACGCCGCCTTCACCGCCGGCGATGCCGCCGATATGTTCGGCGCCATTGGCGTGCACTCGGTCGTCATGAACCAGATGGTCAAGCAGGACATGATCGAATACCTGCGCGACTCGCAGGGCAAGATCATCCTGGCGACCTACCTGGGCAAGCCGGTGTTCATGGATGACGCATTGACCTACGCGCCGGGCCAGTTCCTCTCGCTGTTCTTCGGCCAAGGCGCCTTCGGCTATGGCGAGGGCGACCCGCACATGCCGGTTGAGATGCAGCGCAAGCCCGATGGCGGTAACGGCGGTGGTGCCGAGGTGTTGTGGGAGCGCAAGACCTACATCCTCCAGCCGGCCGGCTTCAGCTGGCAGGGCAGCGAGAACCGCAACCTGAGCCCGACCGCCGCCCAGTACGCCTCGGCGGCCAACTGGAAGCGCGTCTTCGACCGCAAGCAGGTTCCATTCGCCGCGGTCATCAGTGGCACCGCCACCCCTTGACCCCATGATGCGGGGCGCCGGCTAGGCGCCCTGCGCAGGAGATCGCATGAAAGTCATCTACACCAACACCCCGGGCAGCGAACGCGGCACCTGCTATCGCCGTCTGGACCAGTTTTTCGGCGTGATCGACGGCGCTACCTCGGTGTCCGTGCAGGGCGATGCCCCGCACATCGGCGAGGCGTACCAGCGCCAGGGCATCAGCGTGAGCGAGATCGAGGAAGGTCTGCGCGTGGACGGCCCGACTATCGCCCAGTGGCTGGAGCAGGGTTACAAGGCGTCGACCTACCCACCGAACGGCTATGCCCCGGTCAGCAGCCAGGCCGAGATCGACAAGGCGATCGAAGAGGAGGGCGGCGATCCCGAGACCGATCCTCACAAGATGAAGGTCCCGGAGCTCAAAGATTGGCTGACGGCCCAGGGCATCACCTTCGATCCCGCTCTCAACAAGCCCGAGCTGCAGGCACTGATCCCTTCGAAGGAATAAGCCATGACCGACTTCATCACTGTTGCTGATGTTGACCAGAAGCTCGGGCAGGGCTGGGCCGGCACCGGTGATGTGGTCCTTGCCGTGGCCATGGCCAATGCTTGGCTGACGGCCAAGATCAAGCGGACGGTGCCTGATCCGGTGCCTGATGCCATCGTGAGTGCAGGCGCGCAGGTGGCCAAGCTGGCTGCGGCCGGCCAGCTGTACAAGGACACCCAGCGCGAGGTGCAGAGCAAGACCGTGTCGGCCCAGGCTGGCACGTCGACCAGCAAGACCTACGTCGCTGGCTCCATGGACCGCTCGATTGGCGAGAACTTCGCCCTCGACCTCATCGCCCCTTGGACCCGCCGCTCCGGCACCGTGATGCTCAAGAGGATTTGACCCATGGGCATGCGCGAAGAACTCCAGGCCGAGCTGGCGGAAGCGTTCAATGATCCAGATGGCCTTGCCGACGCGGTGAGGCCAGTTGTAGGGAGTCGCACGGTCAAGGACGGATATGACCCCGAGATTGGCGGTACTGTCCCGGCCTCGACCTTCCATTACGCCGGGCGCGGGGTGTTCGGCAGCTACCTGGCCAAGGAGATCGACGGTACCCGCATCCAGACCGAGGACGTGAAGCTGCTGGTGATCCAGAACGAGCTTTTCGAGGTGCAGGCCGGCGCCGTCACCGATGCCCCGGCGGCGCCCAAGATCGGCGACCAGGTGAGCGGCTACCGCGTGCTCAACGTTTCCGAGGACCCAGCCCAGGCGACCTGGACCATTCAGCTGAGGAAGTGACATGGCGCGCGGCTCACACATGGCCCAGCGGTACGGCGGGCAACAGGGCGGCTTCGCTGAGGCTATCCGGGCATTCGCCGAGCAGGCGGAGCAAGCCCTGGACGCGACCTTCCGCGAGATCGTGATCGAGATCGGCAGCAGCGTTATCCGCATGTCGCCTGTAGGTAATCCTGAGCTATGGGCGGCCAACGTGTCCCACCGGGCTATGGCCAACAAAGCCGCTGATGACTACGACTTCAAGGTCGCGGTGCGCAACACCCTGATCAACCTGAACCAGGACAACTTCACTAAGGCCGGCAAGCTGCGTAAGGGCGTGAAGTACGCGAAGCCGCTGACCAAGACCGAGCGTGTGCAGAACTTCGCTGTGAACGGGATGGTTGCAGGCCAGGGCTATGTCGGCGGACGGTTCCGGGGTAACTGGCAATTCTCCATCGACTCGCCGGCGACTGAGGAGCTCGAACGCATTGACCCGTCTGGCAGTCAAGCCGTTGCCGAGCTGGTGACCCAGGTCCAGGCGCTTACCATCGGCCAAACGGCCTACATAGTGAACAACCTGCCGTACGCCATCCCGCTCGAGTACGGGCATTCAACGCAGGCGCCGGCCGGCATGGTCAGGGTCACCCTGACCAAATTCCAACGCATCGTTGACGAAGCCATCAGGAACAACAGCGTATGAGCCAAGCACGAGCCAGGCAGGCCATCGAGATCAAGTTGATGGCCTGGGCCACGGCGCGCCCTATCCGGGTCGCGAACTTCGAGCAGGGGTTCGTGGCCGGGGCCGACGAAACCTACCTACAGGCGTTCCAACTGCCAGCGGGCACCACTTGTCGCTATCTGGGCACCGATGCCTACGAGTACACCGGCGTCTACCAGGTGAGCATCGTTTGCCCGGCGGGCCAGCCGTTGGCTACAGCCGAGGCCTTGGTCGACGAGCTTTCGAGCCTCTTCCGGGTGGATTCGGCGCTCAGTCGCAACGGCTTCGAGGGCCTGGTCACCGAACCGGTTGACCAGGGCCCAACCATCACCGAGTCGGCAACCTACACGGTACCGGCCAGCTTCACCTACCGCGGTGTCGCGGACCAGTAACACCAGAGCACCTTTTAGGCTACAGCTAGGGGGCACCCGAAAGCGCCTTCCCTGGGGCGTTGCTGTGCCGATCTATTTCCAGGGTTATTTCAGGGGATACATCATGGACAAACTGATTATTGGCGACACCGAACTGAGCGTGATCGATCACGGCGGGCAGCCGTGTCTCACGCTTGCCGAGGTGGCGACCGCGCTCTATGGAAAAGGGGGTGACGGAAATGCGACCCCCTTTGAAACACGCGTGCGTGACCTCTACCGGCGCCATGCGGACGAGTTCACGCCGACAATGACAGCCCTGGTCAAGATGAAGACCAGAGGTGGTGAGCAAGAGGTGCGGGTTTTCAGTCTTCGTGGCGCTCACCTACTTGGGATGTTCGCCCGCACCGAGCGTGCGAAGGCCTTCAGGCGCAAAGTGCTCGATGTTCTGGACGAGCAATTTCGCCAAGGGCAGTCGCTTGGTGCCGAGTTCCAGCGAACATTGCTCGAATACAGCGGCAAGCAGGCTGTGGCAAGCCTTTGCGGAAAAGGCCTGCGCCAATGGCAGCGACAGAAGCCTCCACTTGAAGCAAAGCTGAGCGACCTCGCGTCGCAGTTGCAGCCATCTCTTCCACTCCACTGACACCATCCTGACGAACGAAAGCCCGCCCAGTGCGGGCTTCGTCGTTTCTAACCAAGAGGAAACACACCATGGCCGCACGCTTCCCGCTGCCAAACGGCGCAGTGCTGGAGATCGCACGCGTCATCGGCGCTGCCGTCCCATTCACCAAGTTGACCAACGCTAAGCCACCAGTCGCCACTGCTGCCGGCCACACCATCAAGAACGGCGATATCCTCCTGGTCAACTCTGGCTGGGCACTGATCAATGATCGAGCCGTCAAGGCATCCAATGTTGCCGCAGACGCGTTCTCCTTAGGAGGCCTAGATACCAGCAATGCGGAGCGCTTCACCGCTGGTGCCGGCGTCGGTTCGGTGCTTCCCGTATCTGACTGGGTTCAGATCTCCAAGGTCACCTCGTTCACTTCCTCGGGTGGCGAGCAACAGTATGCGACCGTCGGCTACCTGGAAGACGACGATGACAAGCAGTTTCCAACCAACCGGAACCCCACCAGCCTGTCGATCGTAGTCGAGGACCAGCCGACTGCCGCGTACATTGAGGCGGTGGAAGGATACGACGCCTCGAAAGAGCTGGCTGTGATCCGCATGAAGCTTCGCAACGGCGATCAGATCCTGTACCCGGGCTATGTCAGCATCACCCCCGACCCAACCATGGAACGGAACAACGTCATGACCCGAACCATCAGCGTCGGCCTCTCGGCTCGTTCGCTGCGTTACCTGGCCGGCGTGTAAGGAGCACTCATGGCGAAGATCAAAATTGCTCAGAACCCAACGTTTAGCACCGAGGTGAAGATCCCACGCGTGGGCAGCGACCCGGTTGCGGTGGAGTTCACGTTCCGCTACTTCGATCGCACCGCCCTGGCCAAGCTGTACGACGGCTGGAACCAAGCCTTCGAAGCGCACGCCGAAAAGTGCAAGACTGAAGGCGCAAGCCTCGAGCAGTTCACTGCCGGCCAGGTACAGCTGCAGGCCGATCAGATCAAGGCCGTCACCGCTGGCTGGGGCTTCGACGACAAGTTCACTGATCAAGCCGTCCTCGACCTGGTGACCACCTGCGTCGGTGCTCCGCAAGCGGTTCTGGACGCCTATCAGCAAGCCTACAATCCGGCCCGCTTGGGAAACTGAAAGCGGCGGCGCGGGCCCTGTATGAGCATGGTCCCTCCGCCGAGCAGCTAGCGTTTCTGGGGCTCACCCTAGACGACATTGAAACCGAGGATGTAGAGGTCTGGCCGGATGTATGGCCGGCCTTCTGCCTATTTGAAGCGCTGGGCACACAATGGCGACTGGGGCCGGGCGGGCCGTCAGGGCTCGATTACGCCGCCATACCCGGAACCGCCAAACTGCTCGGACTGAAGCGGCGCGAGTTGTCGGAAGCCTTTCGCGATCTCCGGCTCATGGAGAACGAGGCGCTGGCAGTAATGGCCGAGGCGGCAGAGTAGGGCAGGCCATCAGCAATCATCGTGTCGGGCGGCCCATGGTTCGACCGGACGCGCTTTGTGTAGCGTCATTAGGATGCCGACTAAACATGAAAAGTCTGTCTCAAGCTACCTCTATCACAACAGTGTTCGGCATGGCTGGGGTGCCACAGCATCAGGTGACTAGCACAGAGCCACCCAGGATTTCGCATGCTCGTGTTACCCACGAGGCTTGGGCGAGAGTAGGTTCAGTTGACATAGAGCCTGAAAATGCTGCTCTGAAAGTCCATAACCAGCCTCCCCGTTTTTAAGACCAGCACCCCGATAATCAGGCTTTGACCACTGCTGGGGTCATCCACCAGCGGTGCAGAAAATATATCCGTCTCATACTGATATCCGATTTCAGGGAAAAAAATATGAGCTAGATGGTGCGTCGCATCTGTCCAGCCATTCGCACTGCGTATCTTCGTAACCCCTATTTGAGGGCACCCGGCTTCGGCAAGTAGCTGGGGGGTGGCGTAATTGTGGTCCGCGCCCGTGTCAACTAAAGCATAGACAGATCGGAATCCAGTTATTTCCCTCGGGCCTTTGCCATGATCGGGATCGTGCCGGAGAGCGGCAACGACAACAGGTCGGCCAGGAGGGAAATCGGTTACCTTCCCATCTGAATGCATGAATCGGATTTGTACATACCTTCGTCCTTCAGGTACTGCGTAATGGCTCACTTAATGATTCCTTCATTCCTTTGGAGGCATAACGCTACTACGGCAAGGCCCAGGCCGCGTACTGGCTTTCCGTCCAGGGTGGATGGGTGGTTAGGCGAGTGCTAGAGTCGGCGCTCAATTAGCGAAGGAGTCGCGAAATGGCAGTGGTAACGTTCGTCTTCAAGCTCAAAGCCAAAAACGGTAGCGGTATGAGCAACGTGCTTCAGAACGGCAGCGATCAACGGGACGCTGAGCGTAAGATTCTCGAGAAGTATCCTGGCGCAACCATTCTGGAGGTTCGCCGGCAGTGATGAAATAGCCCAGCCCCGCGCTGGGCTTTTTGCTCCCGAGGCCCAACCATCTGGTGCTTGTGATATCGTTTTGCCTCTAGCAATGGAGGCGTTCGATGAAGGTCAAAAATTGGGAAGGCTGGGAGCCTGAGTGGCTGAAGCTGGTAGATCATTATCAAAGCGCACCTGCAGTGCCTGGTGTGTACATCATCTGCGCGGACCGCGCGATCGCGCGTGCAGTCGGGATTGATGAGAACGGAATCCTCACTGTTGGTGAGTCGGACAATCTGAAGCGTCGCCTGGCGGCATTTGTCCGTTGCGCGGGCTCGAAAGGAGCTACGGGCCACATGGCTGGTTGGCGGTTCAGCTTCGCTTCGTTCGAAAAGATGTTCCCACTGGATACGCTTTGGGTGAGCTGGTGCCCCACAGCCGATAAGGCAGCGGCTTACGCTAAGGAAGGTGAGATGCTTGGGCTGTACCTGGCCGAGCATTACGAGTTACCGCCGCTTAACTACAAGTTCAACTGGCCTCCCCAAGAGCAGTGATCGCTTAGCTCAGCCCTGTGCTGGGCTTTTTGCGACTAGGGCGCAACCCGTGCGGTACATTCTTTCTGCATGGTATGCTCCACATGCTCAGTGGACCATGGGAGTAATGAGCATGAGCAGTTTTGATCAATCGCTGTTCGACTACTATTTGCAACAGAATGGCATATATCCGCCTTATCCGGATGATCTTGATCCAGGTCTTTTGGCTGCTGCGGATGCATACGCGCGTGGGTTACCAGTTCCGGATCAAGACGTGCCTGATCCATTCGATGAAGATTTCTGACTGATACTGAAGGCGCCTTGAGGCGCCTTTTCTTTATCTAGCCATCTAAGCGCCGCTGTGCCACTGCTCGTGAAGCACGATAGGGGGAGAGAGTTAGGGTCGCAAAAAGCCCGGCGCATGGCCGGGCTTGGGACCAGCTTACTTGAGCTTGGCTTTTAGCATTTCGAGCATACTCGCCTTCGCTCGAGCGACAAACTCGTCTTCTGACTCACCTCTCTGTGGGAGGCCCAGCTCAGTTTCCAGTTCGTTCAGGAAATCATCGCTGGTGATTAGGTCTGACGCGTCTTCGGCAAACTGAGTCGCTTTGGATTTGCCAAGCACAGATCCGAGCGTGGCAACTGTTGCGAGCCCCATCTCCGTTTTTGTGGTGGCGGCGAGCGATCCGGACTCAGAATTCGCTCGCATGATATCGACTAGCGACTTCATTGCGCACCTCCGGTGTTAGCCCTGAAGTATTCCCGGAATACCTGATCCATAAGGTCGGTGAATACTTTGCAGATACTCTCTTTCTGGTCTTCTGAGAGGGAGGACCAAATCTGAAGCAGAGAGCTTAAGAATTTGACTAGTACGTCAAGCACGTGAAACTCCTTGTAGTGGCGGCAGTAGCGATTGAGAGGTGGAAGCCCATGGTTGCTGCCATGTGGTGTCTGATCGGAGGCTGGCGGGGCTTTGGGCTAGCTACCTGACTCAATGTCATTTAGTCCTTCAGCAGCGTCACCCGCAGTGACGTAATGTGCTTTATTGGACTCGCCAGGGGTGTGCAACCGAAGCACACCCTAAGGCTAGATTTCCCAGAAGCTGGGGCTGGCCTAGTCCTCTTTGGGAAAGCGTTTGCGTGGTTTTGGCCCAGTATTCGGCTTTGGCTTTGCGTTGTCCGGCGCGACCGGGAAAGCCCCCATCCCGGACAGAGCGCTCTCGATAGCACTCGACACCGCGTCAAGTAAGTCCTCACGGGTTACTCCAACACCAGATAGTGTGCTCTCGATCAAGGCCTGCTTGTCTACGCCAGTGCGAGATCTCTGGTCGGTTTCCTCACGCGCATCGACCAGAGGAAGCCCAAGATTGAGCCTCACGCTATCCGTCTTCGAAAAAGACGCCTCAAGTCTGGCCAATATTTCTGCCGTGGCAGATCGCTTGTTTTCCTGGGCTGCGGCCATTACCAGATTGCGCAGGTACTCAGGGATTCTGAGGTTGAACTGTGGGTCGGAGCGGCTCATGGCGAATCCAGTTCTATTTAACAGAACGGAAGGATGCATCACGGTGGTATTGACAGCAATGCATCACCGTTCTACATTTGGCCGTGTAAACAACGGTGATGCGTCAGGAGATGCGTGATGGCCAGGAAAGATCCGCAGTTCAACCTGCGACTACCAGAGGAGTTGAAGCGATGGGTGGAATCTCAAGCGCAGAAGAACCACCGCTCTCAGACAGCGGAGCTGGTTTATCTGATAGCGGAAGAAAAAAAGCGGCAGGAGCAGGCAGCAGCCTGAAACGAAGAAGCCCCGACGAGGTGAGAGTCATCAGGGCTTCGGGAAACGAGATCAACTTCGGAGAAGAAATCGTCATGGGCGATAATAGCACAGCTGCATCCAGTGTCACCCCGTTTGACTTCCGTGGGCATAGCGTTCGTGCAGTCACTATCGATGGCGAACCATGGTTCGTCGCGGCCGACGTATGCCGCGTGCTGGGGGTGACGAACCCCACCCAGGCTATGCAGGTTAGTGATTGCGCCTATGGTTTGGTATGGATTTTAGGCGGCATCGAGAGGGCACCTTCGGGTGCCTTTTCTTTTTTGGCGGCGCTACTCAGTTTTGCGCTGACACGACGCGATGGTAGATTGCCCTCATCAACAAGGAGGGCACGCATGAAGCGTTTGGCATTGGTCGCGCTGGCCGGGATCGTCCTGGCAGGCTGCGGGATGAGCGATATCGACCGGGCGCGCGAGGCGGTTGCCGAGCAACTCACTGACCCCTCGTCTGCGCAGTTCAGGAATGAGCGAAGCAAGAAGGATGGCTGGGTGTGTGGCGAGGTAAACTCGAAGAACGCCCTGGGCGGCTACGTCGGCTTCAAGCGTTACACCGTGATCTGGAAAGATGGTGGCGGCCAAACCGTCTCCCTCGAAGGTGAAGGCGAAACATCATTGGACCGCGCGCTGTGCGAGGCCAAAGACGAGGGGTAGACCTTGTAAGAAAAAACAACCCGCTTAGGCGGGTTTTTTGTTGTCTGGAGAAACGTATGAGCCAGGGTGATATAGCTGTTCTCGGCATCAAAGTTGAGTCAGGTGAAGCAGTCTCGGCTGCAGACGATCTCTATAAGCTGACGAAAGCAGGAGAGCGTGCTGAGGTTGCGACAGGCAGCATTGGCGCTCAAGCAAAAAGCTCCGGCGTGTCCATTAAGGACCTCGCGGCAAGCGCTCAATCGGCAGAACAGTCCATGGACAGGTACGCTCGACAGGCGCAGGCGGCCGGTATGTCGACTAAGGCATATACCGCGGCGCTGCGCGGTGTGCCTGCTCAGTTCACCGACATCGTAGTCTCCCTGCAGGGCGGGATGAACCCTTTTACCGTTCTGCTCCAGCAGGGCGGACAGCTGAAAGATATGTTCGGCGGGATCGGGCCAGCGATGCGAGCGTTGGGCGGTTACGCTGTTGGTTTGGTCAACCCATTAACTGTCGCAGGCGCGGCGGCAGCTGGCTTGGGCATTGCCTACTACAAAGGCTCGCAAGAAGCGGACGAGTTTCGAAAGGCTCTGGTGCTTAGCGGAAATGCTGCAGGCAGCAATGTCGGGGCGATGGCTGATCTTGCGAGACAGATCAGCACTACGGTGGGCACGACAGGTGCAGCCGCGGATGCTCTGGCGCAGGTAGCGAACAGTGGAAAAATTGCTGGTGACAGCTTCGGTGTAGTTACTGCTGCCGCTTTGCAGATGAAAGATGCAACTGGTCGCGCGGTAGAGGACACGATTGCCGATTTTGTGAAGGTCGGCAAGGACCCAGTTGCTGCGGCGCGGGAGCTGAACGATCAATACAATTTCCTCACGGCCAGCACATACGCCCAGATCCAGGCGCTCAAGGAGCAGGGGGATACCGTCGGCGCAGCCAAGCTGTTGACTGACACCTATGCCCAGACCATCGATACAAGATCGAAAGAGATTGTTGAGAATCTTGGATGGATCGAGAAGGCTTGGCGCGGGGTTTGGGGTGCAACGAAGGCCGCCGGCGATGCTGCGGTTAACTTCGGACGTACTCAAGGTATCGCCCAGCAACTGGCAGAGGCGCAGTCAGAGCTGGCCAATCTGGAAAAAAGAGCAAGCGAGAACAAGGTCGTTGCCGGTAGCGCTCAGCTGAAGTCCGAGCGAGACCTCCTTGAAAGCCGCGTAAAGGCTCTGGGAGATCAACTCAGAACTCAGCAAGCCATCGATCAGGCTCAGGAAAACTACCGGCTGCGCCAGCGCGACTCGATCCTGTCTCAAGAAACGCTGAATGGCCAGCTACGCGCCACGGATGACAACCAGAAGAAGTTGGCAGCGCGCCTGAAGGAAATCAACGAACTCGCCAAGAAGTCTGCCGCTGGCGACGGTGGTAGGGTTTACACCGAAGCGGAACTTAATCAGTTGCGCGACGCTGCCCGTGAGCAGTTCAAGGACAAGCCAGGCCCTAAAGGACCTACCTACCGCGAAGACGCCGGCACCAAGGCCCTCGACCAGTCCCGCCAGCAATACTCAGTCCTCCAACAGCAGAACGGTCTCATCGGCGCCCAAATCGGTCAGCTACAGAAGCTGGGCGAAGCTGGCCAAGCACTCGTGCGCTGGGAGCAGCAGTTGGCCGACATCAAGGACAAGAAGGTCCTGACTGCAGAGCAGAAATCGTTGCTCGCCAACCAGCAGCAGATCACCGCCCAGCTCAAGAAGAATGCCGAACTGGAGAAGGAGATGCAGCTGCGCAAGGTGGCCACTGAGGAAGCGCAGAGACTTGCGGCATTCCAATCCAACCTGAACAGCCAACTGCAGCGTTCGTCGATTGGCCTGAACAACAACCTTGCCGGTACTGGCCTGGGCGACCAGGCACAACAGCGCCTACAAGAGCGATTCAGCATCGAGCAGCAGTACCAGCAGCAGATGGACAACCTGCTGCAGCAGCGCAACGAGGGGCGTATCAGCGAAAGTCTCTACCAGAAGGAAAACGCTGCGCTGCAGAACGCTCTGGACCAGCGCTTGGCCATGCAGGAACAATACTACCTGCGGGTTGACGAGCAGCAATCCGACTGGTCGCTCGGTGCGCGGGCAGCATTCGGTACCTACCTCGAGCAGGCACGCAACGTCGCAGGCCAAACCCGCACCCTATTCAGCAATGCGTTCGGAAATATGGAGGATGCGGTCGTCAACTTCGTGAAGACCGGGAAACTGTCGTTCAGGGACTTCGCTGACCAAGTAATTGCCGACCTGATCCGGATTCAAGTGCGGCAGGCAGCTGCCGGTTTTCTCAGCACTGCTTTCAGTGCAGTGATGGGCTCTTTTGGCGGGGGCGGTGCTAGTGGGTTCGCTGCAGGGAGCGCAGGCGCCACATCATCCAAGTTAGGGGCATCAGCAGCAGGCTACTCCGCTAAATACGGCTTTTCCGATGGCGGCTACACCGGAGACGGTGGCAAGTTTGAGCCAAAGGGCGTTGTGCATGGCGGCGAATTCGTCCTCCGCAAGGAGGTGGTCGCTCAGCCAGGCATGCGCAACTACCTGGAAGACCTCAACGTTAGGGGCTATGCGTCCGGCGGCTTCGTGACGCCGCGTATAGCCTCTAGCGGCGCCTCGATGGCGGCTAGTCAATCAGAACCAGCGCTCGGCGCGATGCCCGCGATTAAGCAGGAAATCACCGTCCAGGGCACTGCCGATGACGCAACCCTGGCGCGTATTCAGCAGGCGGCCCAGAAGGGCGCGCAGGATGGGTACAACCTGGTGCTCCGTGACCTCAAGATGAACGGTCCGGCTCGACAGCTGATCGCCCGCAACCGATAGCAAGAAGGAGTACTGCATGGCTATCCAATGGCCGGCATCGCTGCGCCCGTCTGAAATGACGTGGGGCTTAGTCAACAACAGCCGCGCCTTCACCTCGACGCTCTCGAACGCCCAGCAAATCGTTGGGCAGCCAGGGGCCTACTGGCAGTGCACCATCACGTTCGGACTGCTCACGCGCAAGCAGGAACGGCAGCTGTCTTCGTTTCTGGGCGAGCTGGACGGCATGTTCGGCACTGTGAACGTGCCGGCATTTACCCGGCGGCGCGGTGACAGCGTAGGCGCACTGAGGGTCGTCAGCGGCCCTTCGCAGTCCCGCTCCATCCAGGTCGGCGGCGCCACGCCGAACGCTCAAATGTTCTCGGTTGGCGATTACATGACGATTGCCGGCGAGATGTTCGAAGTAATCAAGCCGGTTGTGGCCAACGCCCAGGGGCTAGCGGTTGTGCAGGTCAACAAGCGCATTCGCCAAACCTTGGCGGTTGGTTCGGCCATTGAATACCTCAACCCGTATTCCGAAATGCGCATGACCCAGGACACCTGGAGCATGACAGTACGCCAGGCCGTGTCGAACGGCAGCTACCAGTTCAGGGAGGCCTTCTGATGCCATCGACGTTCCCATTCAGCCAGAGCGTGGTCGATATCATCGCCACGGGCAGGTTCCTCAGCGTGTACGCCTGCCAGCTCGACTTCGAAGATGGCCCGGTGTACGCGCACACGGGTACCGGCGACCTGGTGATCGGCGGCATCACGTATTTGGGGGTAGGGCGGTTCGGCGAGGTCGGGCAGTCGCAAGAGAGCGACAACTCCAACTCGCCAATGTCAATCGACCTAGCGCTCACCGGCCTGGACAGCTACATCATCACAGAGACCAACATCCGTGGCTGCCGCGGGCGTTCGGGCAAGTTGATGTTTGTCGTCTTCGACGAGCAGGGCAACTACGCCGCCGACATCCTGTTCTCCGGCCGCATGGACGCCGCCACCTTTTCCTACGCCGGCAACGGCGAGGACGGTAACAAGATCACCGTCCCGATCGTTGACCGGATGGCCGAATGGAGCCGCACGGGTACCGAGCGCTTTACCGACGAGAACCACCGGGCCCGCCACCAGGGCGACCGGTTTTTCTATGCCATCGCCCAAATGTCCGAATGGCCCATCTACTGGGGCTCCAAGAAGGACGCTCCGACGTTCACCTACGAGAAATAGCCATGCGCTACCGAGACTGGACCACACGCCTCAGCGAAGTGGTCAAGGCCGCCTTACAGCGGCCTTTTTCATGGGGCGAATTTGACTGCTGCCTGTTTGCTGCTGACTGCGCGGTGGCGGTGTGCGGTACCGACCCGGCCCAGGCCTATCGCGGAACCTACAAGACCGAAGCCGGGGCCAAGCGGGCGCTGAAGAAGAACCACGGCAGCCTTGAGTCCGCCTGGGACGCCTGCTTTTCCCGAGTTGCGCCTGCGTTCATCCAGCGCGGCGACATCGCCATGTACGAAGCGCCTGGCGGCCGGTCCATGGCCGTGTACTGGGCAAACGAATTCTGGGCGGCCACTGACGACGGCGTGGCCCGCGTGGTGTGTGACCCGCTTGCAGTCTGGAGAGTTGAATAATGTCCGGTGGCGTCAAGAAGATAGCGCAGGTAGCCGTAGGTGCGGTGATTGGCTTCATCCAGGGCGGTCCGGTGGGGGCGGCTATCGGTGCCGGCATGGCCTTCTACATGGCCGAGCAGCAGGAAAAGCTCAACACTAAGTCGCCTCTGCGAGACAACGAGCCTTCGGCGCAGACCGTCCGCTCGTCAAAAGCGCCCGCGCGCTTCATCCTGGGCCGTGTTAGCACCGGAGGCGTGTTGGTCTGGGCGCAGGAGCAGGCCGGCGACCAAACAGATGGCGAGTGGCTGCACTTGGTCTACGTCCTTTGCGAAGGGCCGGTCGACGCCCTAGAGAACATCTACCTGGGCGAGGAAGAGATCGCCACCTACGGCGAGCACGCTTCGTATGAATTGGTGGTCAACCCGAGCCAGGTGAACGCCTTTCTCAAGGCCAACTGCCCGGACTGGAAAGACGAGCAGATCGGCCGTGGACTGTCGTTCGTGCGCCTGTCGCTCAAATACAGTGCCGAGAAATTCCCGTCCGGCATCCCTGACGCGCGCTTCATCGTGCGCGGGCGCAACGATATCTACGACCCGCGCACCGGCATGGCCGTGTACACGGAGAACACCGCGCTGCACATCCTTTGGTTCCTGCGTAACCGCTGCGGCGTTCCGGACGATGAGATCGTGTTCGAGACCTTCGCCAGCGGCGCCAACGTCTGCGATGAATCAGTCGGCAACCCTGACGACACCAGCAGCCCTCGCTACCGCAGCAGCTGCGTGATCGGCGCCGACGAGCAGCGCACCAGCGTGTTGCAGAAGCTCGAGGCTGCGTGCGGCGGCCGAACCATCCGTGTCGGTGGGCGCTGGATGTTCCAGGCCGGGGCCTACTACGGCCCCTTTGACTTCGAAGTCACCGAGGATATGGTGGTCGGCACTATCACCGGCAGCACCGAGCCGACCAACGACGCAGCGATCAACACCGTACGCGGTACGTTCATCGACACCGCCCAGTCGTGGACCGAAACCGACTACCCCGAGGTGAGCATTGCTCAGTGGGTTGTCGAGGACGGCGGCGAGGCAGCGGAAACGCTGTCATTCTCCTACGTTACCGACGCCTATCAAGCCCAGCGCCTGGCCAACATTGAGCTGCGGCGGCGACGCGCGGGCGGCACCATAAGCATGCCGATGAACTTCCTTGGCTACAATTGCCGCCCAGGCCGTGCCGTGCGGGTAAATCTGCCTTCGCTGAATATCTTGGGTGAGTTCATCGTCACAAACTGGAGCATGGGCGCCAACGAAGGCTGCACCGCTCAGTTGCAGCAGTATGAAGCTGCCCAGTTCGATGATGCGGTGGGTCAACCGTACAACCCGATCGGCTTCATTAGCATGCCGGCTGGGGGGCTGGGCAGTCCTACCAATGTGGCGTGGACGCCTGCCGAAACGGCAGAGGTGAGCCAGGGTGTTCTGAGCTGGGTGCAGCCTACCGGGATCGTCACCGGCTACGCCGTAACAGTTCGCCAGGGCGGAACCTCAGTGCAGGCCCAGCAGGTGCCCGAGACCACGCTGCAGCTGCCTATCGCTGGCTTGCCGTCGGGCAATTACACCATGAGCGTGGCCGCCCTGGGCCCGCTGACCCGCTCCGGCGAGGCCAGCATTACGGTCAGCATCGATGGTCCGCCGATTCCTGAGTCGTGCGTGGTGCAGGCCACCATCGACACCATCACGCTGTACCCGAGCAACACGCTGCACGGCCTGAATGGCGGCACCTACGAGTACTTCTATTCAACCGATCCGCAGGCCACCCAGGG